CCGTAATGCCGGTTTTTACCAGGTGCTGTCGGCAGAAACCGGGACCAAGCACGGCCTCAATGTGTCGGGCCTGGTCTTTGACGAAATCCATGCCCAGCCGAACCGCAAGCTCTATGATGTCCTGACGAAAGGCTCAGGGGACGCCCGGGAACAGCCGCTCTTTTTCATCATCACAACCGCGGGCAACGATAAAAACTCTATTTGCTATGAACTGCACACCAAGGCGCTGGATCTGATGGCAGGGCGAAAGAAAGACTACACATTTTATCCTGTTGTCTATGGCCTGGAAGGGGAAGCGGACTGGACGGATGAAGCCAACTGGTATAAGGCGAATCCCTCTCTTGGCCATACCATCCAAATCGACCGAGTTCGTGAAGCCTATCAGAACGCTATTGAAAACCCTGCTGAAGAAAACGTCTTCAAGCAGCTGCGACTCAACATCTGGACCTCGGCTAGCATCCGCTGGATTCCGGAACATGTCTATGATAAAGGAAATCTCCCGATTGACCGCGATGCTTTGCGGGGACGACTGTGTTACGGTGGCCTCGACCTTTCTAGTACCTCAGACATTACGGCCTTGGTACTGGTCTTTCCACCGCGGTCCGAGGATGAGAAATATATTCTGCTGCCATTCTTCTGGCTGCCGGAAGACACATTAGAACTGCGCTGCCGGCGCGACCATGTGCTTTATGATGTTTGGCAGAAACAATGCTTCATTCAGACAACCGAAGGAAACGTCATTCATTACGGTTTTATCGAGAAATTCATCGAGCATTTGGGCGAAACCTACAATATCCGGGAAATCGCTTATGACCGCTGGAATGCCACACAAATGGTGCAGAATCTTGAAGACATGGGCTTTACCATGGTACCCTTTGGCCAGGGCTTTAAAGATATGTCGCCTCCGTCAAAAGAAATGTTCAAACTGCTGATGGAAGGAAACATCATTCACGGCGGCAATCCCGTCCTCAAGTGGATGGCTGGAAACGTCGTCATGCGTCAAGATCCTGCTGGGAACATTAAGCCGGATAAAGAAAAATCCGTCGAAAAAATCGACGGAATCGTGGCGTCCATCATGGCGTTGGACCGTTGCATCCGTAACGGCACAGGCAGCGGCAGCGTCTATGATGAACGTGGCGTTATTTCGTTTTAATAAATTTCTGGTTCTGCTTTCAAATTTTAGTAACTCCAAATGAGGTGCCAAACATTATCTACCATTGTATCTGGGGGAATTGACATGGTACGTCTTCTATTTGCCGGGATTTCTACATTGCGAATTACAGAGCCATTTGGTGCGTAATATACCGCTGATAAAAGTGTATATGTTGGTGGTGTATGGGTAAAATACATTCGTGCTATACTGCGTCTGCCGTCTGGCAACACCTTTTTAAGCCAGACGACGGCTGCATATTCATTTTTGTAAACTGAAGCATTGTCGATATAGAGTACAGTGTTACTTGGAGTCGCTCTACCCACATAATACCAACTGGCTGCAAAAACGGGAGAACTTAGGCAAAATATAACTAGTAAGGAAAGAAAAAATTTCTTCATCAAATCACAGCCTTTCGATTATGGAGTTTATTTTTTAACGTATATGATAGATTTATTATAACATGGATTGTGATTTTTTATCACAATTATGTTACATAATGATTTACCTAATTGAAAATATATTGCTCCTCAGCATCTACGAGAAATTGCAGGTGCTTTCTTTATGCCTAAAATCAGGAGGTTTCAATGCATATTCCATTTCTCTCTCAACTTTTTAAATCAAGAGACAAACCGCAGGACTATTATATCGGCACGGATTTCCGCTTTCTTTTTGGCCCGTCGACGAGCGGTAAGAACGTCAATGAGTTTACGGCCATGCAGACGACGGCGGTCTATGCCTGCGTTCGTATTTTGTCAGAGACGCTGGCTGCTTTGCCGCTGCAGCTTTATCGTTACACGCCAGGAGGTAAGGAACGGGTCTATGATCATCCGCTCTATCATCTCCTGCACGATGAGCCGAACTCGGAGATGACGTCGTTCATCTTCCGCGAAACGTTAATGAGCCATCTTTTAATCTGGGGTAACGCCTACGCCCAAATTATCCGTGATAAGCTCGGGCGTGTACAGGGCTTGTACCCGTTACGGCCGGACAAGATGACCGTCTGCCGTGATGAAAGCGGCCAGATTTATTACATCTATACAAAGACCTCGGACGAGAATCCGGCCATCAAGTCCTATGGCCAGGTGCCGCTTCGAAAAGATGAAGTACTGCACATTCCCGGTCTTGGCTTTGATGGCCTGGTTGGCTATTCGCCCATTGCTATGGCTCGTAATGCTGTAGGCATGACCATGGCCTGTGAAGAATATGGTGCATCTTTCTTTGCTAACGGTGCCAGTCCCAGCGGTGTGTTAGAACATCCAGGTGTCCTCAAGGACCCAGCGAAAGTAAGAGATTCTTGGAATGCTGTCTATCAAGGGAGCGCCAATGCCCACAAGGTGGCAGTGTTAGAAGAAGGCATGAAGTACCAGCAAATTGGTATCCCGCCGGAAGAAGCACAGTTTTTGGAAACACGGAAGTTCCAGCTCAATGAAATCGCAAGGCTCTACCGTATCCCACCGCACATGATTGGCGACCTGGAGAAGAGTTCTTTCAACAACATCGAGCAGCAGTCCATGGAATTTGTAAAGTACACTTTGGACCCGTGGGTCATCCGCTGGGAACAAGCCATGCAGAAAGCCTTGTTCATGCCAGAAGAAAAGAAGCAGTTTTTCCTCAAGTTCAATGTTAACGGCCTGATGCGCGGTGACTACGAGAGCCGCATGACGGGTTATAGCATCGGCCGGCAGAATGGCTGGCTGTCGGCGAATGACATCCGGGAGATGGAAGACATGAACCCCGTGCCCGATGAAGAAGGCGGTAATCTATATCTTGTCAACGGCAGCATGACAAAACTTAAGGATGCCGGGGCTTTTGCTCAGAAGGGAGACACGAATGAAACATAAATTTTGGAAGTGGGTGACAAACGAAGCACTGGATACTTTCGGCAGCGATCGCACACTCTATATGGATGGCCAGATTTCCGACGAAACCTGGTGGGGCGATGAGGTAACACCGAAGGCATTCAAGGATGAATTGAATGCAGGAAGCGGCGATATCACGCTCTGGATTAACAGCCCAGGCGGGGACTGCTTTGCAGCCGCACAGATTTATAACCTGCTCATGGATTATCCGGGCAACGTCACGGTTAAGATTGATGGCCTGGCAGCTTCGGCCGCTTCCGTCATTGCCATGGCTGGGACCAAGGTCTGTATGTCGCCGGTGGCCATGCTGATGATTCACAATCCGGCGACCCTGGCCTATGGGGATCAGGCAGAAATGGAAAAGACCATCGGCATGTTAAGCGAAGTCAAGGAAAGCATCATCAATGCTTATGAAATCAAGAGCGGCTTGGCCCGCACAAAGATTTCCCATATGATGGATAACGAAACCTGGCTTAATGCCAAAAAGGCCGTGGAACTTGGCTTTGCCGATGAGATTCTCTTTGATAAAAAAGAGGGGGATGAGTCGCCAGAAGCCATGATTTATACGCCGGTAACCGTCACCAATTCGTTGGTGCAAAAACTAAAACCTCATGAACCGATTCATAAAGTGCCAGCCGCTTCCTTAGAAAAACGGCTGGCATTGCTCATTCATTAAGGAGGACAATAATGGATACGATTTTAGCACTGCGCGAAAAGCGCAAAAATCTCTGGGATGCAGCAAAATCCTTCCTGGATACTGTTCGCGATGAAAACGGCATGGTCTCTGCGGAAGACGCAGCCCGCTACGACAAGATGGAAGCGGATGTCGTGAATCTTGGTAAAGAAATCGACCGCCTGGAACGCCAGCAGCAGCTCGATGCACAGCTTGCCCAGCCGACAACGACACCGATTACCGAATTTCCGGGAGCAGGTAATAAAACGCCTGAAAAGACTGGCCGTGCGTCGGATGCTTACCGTAAAGCTTTCTGGGACAGCATCCGTTATAAGAACTTCATCGATGTACAGAATGCCCTGAGTGTCGGTACCGATGCCGATGGCGGTTACCTTGTACCGGATGAATTTGAAAAACAGCTCATCGATAAATTGCAGGAAGAAAACTTCTTCCGCAGCCTGGCGACGGTTATTCATACCAGCGGCGACCGTAAGATCCCTATCGTAACGGGTCATGGGGAAGCGGCCTGGATGGAAGAAAATGGACTCTATCCGGATAGCCAGGATACGTTTGGCTTGCAGTCCATCGGATCCTATAAACTGGGCACGGCCATTCGCGTTTCGGAAGAACTGTTGAACGACAGCGTTTTCAATCTTGAAAGCTACATTGCTGGTGAATTTGCCCGCCGTATTGGTACGAAGGAAGAAGAAGCATTTCTGATTGGCGATGGTAAGAACAAGCCGACTGGCATCTTTCCGTCTGCTGAAGTTGGGGTTACGGTCACCACCGCTTCCATTACCTTTGACGACGTTATCGACCTTTATCATTCTCTGCGCATCCCATATCGCCGCAAGGCCGTCTGGCTCTTGAACGATGCGACCATCAAGGTCCTGCGTAAAGTGAAGGACAACAACGGCAACTATATCTGGCAGCCGTCTGTCACAGCAGGCACGCCGGATACCATTTTGAACCGGCCTTGCTACTGCACGTCCTTTGCACCGGAACTGGCAGCAGGTAATCGTCCTGTGCTCTTTGGTGACTTCAGCTATTACTGGATTGCGGACCGTGAATCCCGCTCCTTTAAGCGACTCAATGAATTGTATGCAGCGAACGGCCAGATTGGCTTCCTTGCCAGCCAGCGCGTCGACGGCATGCTGATGCTCAAGGAAGCGGTCAAGGCCCTGGAGATGAAAGCGAAGGGATAAGCCATGATTGTGACACTGGAAGAAGCCAGAGAATACCTGCGGATTGACGAAGATGATACTTCGAATGATGAGGTCATCCAGTCTTCCCTGGAAACAGTCCAGGCGCTGTGCCTGGATATATCCCGCTGCGATGAAGCCGATGCCGAAGAGAATCCCGTGGTTTTCCACGAAGCCATTCTCTACGCAGCGGCCTTTCTTTATGAACACCGGGAGGAAGCGGATTATGCAGGCCTTTTAAAGCGCCTGCGCTGGCTTCTTTTTGGTGTACGCCGCAGCGCATTTTAAGGAGGTGTGCCATGAAGACGGGGCTTTTGAATAAGCGCATCGAAATCCTGGGCAAGAAAGCCGTGACCGATGAATACGGCTTTGATACACAGACCGATGCTGTCATCTGTCGCTGTTGGGCGTCGATCAAGCCGGCACGAGGTAAAGTGTTCTACGAACTAGAGCGTAAGGCCGATACCGAGTACACCTTGATTACCATCCGCTGGCGTCCGCAGATCACCCATGATATGAAAGTAAAGTACCAGGACCACCTCTACGACATCGACACCATCGTCGATCCGTACATGCGCCATGAGGCGCTGGAGCTGTACTGTACAGAAGAAATAAGGGGGACGGATACATGAGTAAAGGCGATTTTGACATGACTGGTCTGGCGGAACTGTCTTCTAAGTTGATGGCTGCTGTCGATGATTTTCCGGGGACTGCAGAAAAAGGCCTGATCACCATCGGCAACAAACTCAAGAAGGCGTGCGTAAAAAACACACCGGAAGGTAGTACAGGTAAGCTCAAGAAGGGCTGGAAGCATAAAGTGGAAGGCTATAACGGGTCCGAGCTGGTCTATGAGCTGCGTAATACACATCCGGTCCATCACCTACTGAACAACGGCCATGTAAAGAAAACGCCTAGTGGCAGGACTGTGGGCTATTACGAAGGCCAGCACTATACCGAAAAATCCGTCAAGCAGTTCGAAGCCAGTGACTTGCAGCCGGGACTGGAGAAACTCACGAAGAAGCTCCTCAGGAAAGCAGGCGGCACATGATTCATGACCTCGATATCCTGCAGGCGGTGCAGCAGAAGCTCAAAGAGCGGTTCCCGTATCCCGTCCATCTGCAGGAAGTCAAGGAAGGTTTTGCACCGCCGGCCTTCTTCCTGAAAACAATGACGGTGGCAATGCCGCAGAAAGAAAACGAGGTCTATCGGGATACAGACCTCTACATTACGTATCTGCCGAAGAAGCAGGAAAAAAGCACGGCTATCTACGCCGTGCTTTTTACTGCGGAAGATTTGTTCCGGGACGGGCTGAAAGTCGGCGACCGCTATCTTCCTGTCGTTTCTATGAGTGAGGAGCTGATGGGAACGGACAATGACGGCGGGCGCTTGACGCTGACCTTCCAGTACTATGACGCCAAAGAAAAAGTGGAAACGGCAGACATTATGAAGGTATTGCATCAACGGTACCAGAGAAAGGAGACTTAGCCCATGAAAATGCCATCCATCAATGTTGTGTTCAAAGAAAAAGGCATCAGCGCCATCGCGCGCAGTGCCCGCGGCATTGTCTTGTTGATTTTGAAGGAAGATACGCTGCCGTCCCAAACGGAAGTAAATCTCTACACGGCCGATGACATTCCGAAAGAACTCTCGGACAGCAACCGTGAGCAACTGGAGCTGACCCTTCGCGGCTACGTAAACAGCCCGAAGAAAGTCATTGCTGAAATCATCAGTAAGGACGCAGAAGATTATACCGACATTTTAAAGACCATCGAAAACAAACGATTTGATTACTTGGTTATTCCGGACATCGAAGAAAACCACATCGATACCATCGCGACCTGGATTAAGGGGATGCGGACGAATAAGAACAAGCGCATCAAGGCCATCTTACCGGACTGCACTGCCGATACGGAAGGCGTCATCAACTTCGTCAATAAGGTCATCCGTACGCGCACGAAGACGTACACGACCGCTCAGTACTGTGGCCGTATCGCTGGTGTTATTGCAGGAACGCCGATGACCATTGCCTGTACCTATGCGCCGCTGCCAGAGGTCATTGGCTGCGATGTCTGGACGCAGGAAGAAATGGATACCATGACCAATGCAGGGAAGCTGTTCTTCTTCTTTGATGGGGAAAAGGTCAAGCTGGGTCGCGGCATTAACTCCCTGGTTACAACCGTCCAGGGCAAAGGCGTA